CTACCTTTCTGACTTTGTTTATACATAATAGTATCACGAACAGGGTACAGAGAGTTAGTAGTATTGCTTACCAAACTGCTGGACTCATTAGGTGCAATAGCAGCCAAGACACTATTACGGATACCACCTTGTTCAATGATTTCAGCACGTAAACCTTCCCAGTCCATTTTAAGATCAAAGTTACCGACACTATCTACTGCTTTAGCATAGGTGTCAATTGGTAGCCAACCTTGAGGCCATTTGGTCTTATCGATCCATTCTGCATTACCTTTTTCCTTAGCCAGACGCAGAGAGGCTTTTGCCAACCAAAAGTAATGACGTTCTGCAAGTTCATGCATTAATTTTTTAGCATAATCATCTGAATAATTTACAAAATTACTTGCCAAGTAATGTGCTAAGTTTGTAATGCCTACACCAATAGATCTACGTGCTTTAGCAGTTATTTCGTTATGTTTAAATGGATAATCCATTGTTTCAATAACGTTGTCAATTGTCAATACAGTGTAGTATGCAACATCCTCATATTCTTCAGGTAAGACACGACCAGCGACAATAGAAGATAAGAAGCATAAAGCCAATTCTTGATCTTCTGTATTCTCACCAGTAAAGAGATCCGGCATACTGTGGAAAGCTTTAGTTGGTAAGAAGATCTCTTGACACAGGTTTGATTGATACACCGTATCCAGGAAAGGTGTATGGTTGTTAACGTTGTCAGCAAAGAACATGTAAATACGTCCTGTTTCTGCACGTTGAACAATAATCTCTGTCAGAAGATCACGAGCCTTAACAAATTTTTTCTTAATGCGACGACGGCTTACTTTGTCATAAACTGCATCAAACTCTTCTTCACTTTTATACAAGGCTTCATAAAGTTCAGGAGCATCATCACAACTAACTAACATCCAGTCTTCGTTTTTTGCTGCTCGACGCAAGAACGAACGGTTAACAACAATAGAATAATCTAGTTTGTCTACTCGTTTATCTATAGGTGTTGTTGGATTCTTCAGTCGAATCAGATCGTCGAAGTCTGGTTCAAGTATGGTAAAGGTAACTGTAGCACTACCTCCACGGCTTGCTTGCTTCGAAGCTCCAACACTATCTTCCATCCATTTCAGATATGGAAGAAGACCACCATGAATAATACGATTATTCTTAACACCTTGACCTGTGGCACGAGTTTGAAGATTAACACCAATACCTGCGTTATTCAACGTATACTCATGAGCTAAGTAATTAGCAATGGCTAAAGACTCTGCCGTATCGTCTGCACGGAACAAACAACAAGACGCACTTCCTTTGATTGGAGTTCGTAGAGTTGTCAGATACGGCGATGGCAGATTAATCTTAAGATCGCTAACATAAGTATAAAGTTTTTTAATATCTTCTATACGGCGTTCTTTTGGTTGGATCTCCATAACCTTCATTGCGATACCAATGAAAAGAAACTGTGGAGACTCATGCACCACATCGTTTACTGCATCTCGAATAAGATATTTATCTACCATCTGACGTAAAACAGAATAACCATAAGTTAGATTTTTATTATGCTTTACAATCTTACCGATTTCTTTGATCTCTTCATCAGTATAATCCATTTTAGCCCAATGTCCACGTTCTACCATATCATGATAAAAGGTATTCAGTGAAGGGATACTGTGGTATCCCCCATGAGCCTGTTTGTAAATCATACCCAGAAGAAGTCTTCCTGCCATATCACTGTAAGCTTGTGTTTTCTTGTCAATACACGCTGCAATCATTGCTTTATGCAGATCACGTGTAGACACACCGTCATAACACCGCTTCACAGCTTCTAATTCAATTTCAGACCAGTTTAGTTTACCTGCTGCAAATTCAGACCACTTGCGAAGTTTTTCTGGATTAAACTCCTCTGTCTTACCGTTAGATTTAGTTACAAAACGAATCAACTTCTCCTCCCTATTATTAATGCATATTCAAAACATCTACATCATAACCGAACTTCATTTCATTAAAAAGTCCATTAGCATATAGAAAACCTTCAAAATGAGTTATGTCATCAAACCCTTTTGCTTTTGCTCGACGGTCTGCTTCTTGTCTTTTAGGAGATAAACGTTTTGAAGTGTCTAGAATTACAGTTACATTACAACCAACAGTTTCATCAAAATAGACTTCGATTTCACAGCCTTCATATTTATTATCAGTCATTGTCCCTCTCATTGATTAGTATCATCTGCTTTCGCAGGATCATAAGAGTTACCGAAATCATCCATCTTAATATGTGACGCACCCCAACCTGTAAATTCTTCATCACCAAAATGAAAAATATCATTTTCTTGATAGATTCGTTTAAAACCACAATTAGGTGAAACAGGGAAAGTGAAAAGCGTTGTATTTGCAAACACTACTCGCTTATCGTTATTGCTTCGGATATTCACATTACGCTCAACAGAATAGTGTGAATCTTCAGCCATACCCAGCATTACAAGCGACGCTCTAATAACAGCATTTTGTTTCTCGTGTGGGATATTGCCATTGTGTTTATTTGATTCTAGTTTCCAGATAGGGGTAGACATTACAGTAGACATGCTTACGGTAGCCCAAGTTGTAGTATTTACTAATGACATATTTTCTCCTTCATTTTGAATGGGAGGACTCACCTCCTCCCAGTATTGTGCTATATTATACTAAAACTAATACTAAAGTCAATAACTATTTAAACAGATCACCATTTAGTATGATTTGTTAAAAGTTGACGATGTTGAATCCAGCCTTTGAAATTGCCAGACCAAAACTTACCATTACGATCTACATGGGTAATACCTGGTTCCCAAGAGTTAAAATCCCAAGGAGCATTGATAAACAAATCTTCAAAACAGTTCTCTCCATATTGTTCGCATGTTTCTTGCATTGGAGTAGCTTGATGTTCAAACGGAGAAGCATGAACCTTACGCCCAGTCAGCAAACGACCATAGATATCTAAAGCTTTATCTTTAGTTGCATTTAAACGACGATAGCTAACCTGTGCACAACACGAAGCTGAAATAGCTTTGGCTTCTTCCAAAGTAAGCACAACAACTTCTCCAGATTCATCTTGAACGTAGTATCCACCAAAAACAAAATGATCGTCACCTTCTGTGCCAATACTATCATAGAAATGGTCTACATAAGGTGTGTGCCATTGCCCTGGTTTCAGCACTTCTGGTGTAGATCCTTCATACTCTTTGTGCATCTCTTTAGCCAAAGCTTCGATAGTAGGATCGGCTTCTTTGTCATCACGTAGCCACCAGAAATTTTCATATTCTGTTGCTGTCAGAACTGTTTTAATTCGTTGGAAAGGTTCCAGAAGACGGTTTGCAACTTGTTTGTGGTACCCTGCCAAAGAGAATTCTTCTGCAAAACGTGCTGCACTAAGCGCGGCAAGATCCCACCACTCTTGAGCAGTATAACCTGCATCAATAAGAGCATCATGGTCAACACCTTTGTCCTGCATACCAGGTTGGTTAGCCCCAAAACGATAAGGACGAGCAGGCTGATTTCGCACCATTTCGATCAGTGTTTTAACAGGTATAGCACGGCTAGAAGCAGCGTTACGACTGAACAGGCGGTGAGTCATCAGTTCTGAATGAATAATACGTGGATATTCAAGTTCGAAAGTTACAATCTCTTTTCCGTCTTCAGTGATGGAATGTGCAATAATACTAGCCGAAATCTGTTTTGTCATTTTTTCTCCTTAGTTTTTAAAATTGTTCAAAGTGTTAAAAACATCCAAACATGTTAGCCACTGATCTTCTAAACCTGTGATCACAACATTTGGTTTTTTCTTTAGTTCTTCTAGATGGTTATCTTTATAAGGTGTATTAAAATATATTTTAACTACTTCATCTGGAAAATATAATAGGTTATCAGCCCTGTCATCTATTGCTATATCACAAGGTAATAAGTATTTTTCTTTCGTAGCAAAAAAGCCGTTACCAGACCCTTTGCTAAAATCAATCGTATCTAATGTTCTTAAAACATGTTTATGTTTAGAACTTAAGTGACCACCTTTTGTCACACTCGCGATCAAAAGATTGCTACCTTTCCTTGAAACATACTTTAAGAAATCTGGCATACCTGGAACAAAACCCATTGTATCATAGAGATGAGGATTATCCAGAAATCCGTAAGGATCTATGTTGAACTCTTCCCTGAAACCAGGAAAATAGTTGGTAAGATCATAATCTGCATTTTTTGTGAATGTGTCGATTTTAACACCAAGGCCACTAATCTTATTCAACCATTCTAACCAAGCAACATCTAACGGAGCCACAACTAAATCCCAATCACATACTATCTGCATAAAACCTCCTCTCTCTTTTAGTATAGTTATCTTATACTAACTTTCAATTTCCTGCAATAGGATTTTGACTATTTGTTTACGGCGTTTTGCTACTGTGCTTTCAGGTTCTATTTTACGCTTCTTCAGCCATGCTTTATCTTTCTTAGCTCTGCACAAAGCTATCGCTTCTTTTTCAGCTTTCGCTTCTTCAAAAGATATACCTTGTTTATCTGCATAAGCAAGAATAGAGTTGCACAATTTACAAACCATTCGCAAATCTTCTTCTTTCACATAGATTAAACGGAAAACAAAAAGAGGAATATCATCAAAACATTGAAGTTGTTTTGCTGCGTGAATATGATCCACTTGGAAGTCTTTCATTCCTCCTCTATGTCCACATATTTCGCACTCACAATTCCAAACTTGTTTTGGTTTTCCAGTTTTCTTATCTAGCATTACATTGCCGTCTTTATCTACGCGATCAACTTTAAAACGCCTTGCATTGATAACCTTAATTTTATTAGGGTGTCTCATCCATGCTTTTCTAAAACATCCCCTAAGATAAGTATAAAATTCCGCTTGTGTTTTCCAGGGTGTTCCTTCACCCCACATTATTTTTGGTTCACCTGCCAATATTGCTCACCTTTTTAGCTGTATATTCCCCTGGTGGGATATTGTGTTTAAAAAACAAAAGGCGGTCTAACCCCGCCTTGCACATTGTTTCTGGAATAGTCAAAGTTAGTAAAAGTTTATCACCTTTTCGGTTGAATATTTTATAAACTTCTCCTGCTCCATATTGTTTAGTATTGCTCGCCACTAATACGTTCCTTAAGTTGTTTAATAGCTTCAACTGCATCTACATAAGAAGAGTTATACATGTGTTTCAGTGCCACTCGGATTAAAGGATCTTTTGTGAAGAAATCAATAAGAAGCATAGCTTGATCATGTTTAGCTGCATTTGTCATAGATGGATAATTTTCACGAACCATATACGTGTTATTTTGCATAAGGGTTCTTTCTAGTTCGATACAATGAATAGCTTTATCTAGGTTAATCTGACGTTCACCTTTAATACGTGTTGCGTATTTTGCCAATTTGCAAAAACAAGGTGTGCCACCAACCAAATAAGTTAGTTCGATAGGTTGCATTGCCATTTTTGTGTAGTGATCACCGTCAACCTGATTATCAAAAGCATTAGACATAATTTTCCTCCTGAATTCCTACTGCGCCTTCTTCTGGGTAATCTGTATAATAAGCTACCCTACCTTGATAGATAACATCACCATCATCATTGTAGATTGCTGTATCTTCTTGAATTGTTATTTTAACGTCAAGTAAATCTGGGTCTTTCTCGATGGTATAGTTTAAACCTAACATTTCAAACAGTTCGAAAATTTCGTTACCTGTTAATGTAATGCTCATATTTCCTCCTTTTATTGTGGTTAGCAGAGTATACACTAATATCAAATTTTTGTCAATAAAAAGGGAGCAATAAGCTCCCTGATTATTAGATTCCAATAATAGTTGCTGCTCGTTTATCTTTGGATCTGGTGTTTGCTCTACTACGTGACAAACCTCCACAAGATTCACAACGAATGATATCGAAAGAACTTACCGCAGTGTGGTATTGCTTACCAGTAACAACGTGAACATGATCACTGCCGCAACGAGAACAACGGACTTTCTCATCTGGGTAATAAGCGGATAAGTTAGGATGCTGTGGAATCCACGGAAGGATTTTCATATACAAATCACGGAGTGAAACAACATCGCCATCATTGTAAATCTGCATACGTTCAAAAGCATCACGATCACCTTCACAACATGCTTTCCATAAAGGGAACCCCTCGTTATCCAGTTTTTCACTTTCTGTTTCAAAATACGCTCCCATTTCTTTAAGAGAATTGGAAGGAAGTGCAAACTGTTTCTTAGCTGCCTTCAAGGTATCAACAACTACATAGTTAGAAGGTGGAGCCATATCATGATATGCGAAGCGTTGGTTAATGTATGCACGGTCAAACTTGTACCCATTATGAGCCACAACAACATCAGCTTCATTCAGAAGATTCCAAAGATCTTGGCAAAGTTCCCAATCATCTGTATGATCGATATCGAAAAGAGGGTAAGAAGATAAGTTCTTACCTTCTACTTCACCTGTATACAAATCAGCAGAAGAGTAAGATAACAAATAACCCCTACGAATTACCTGGTCTGGAGAAATGAAGGCTTTGAATCGACGGAAAGTATATGCAATCTCTGGTGCAGTTTCAACATCAATAATTTTAATAACTGGTTGTTTCTTTTTAACTGGCTCTTGTTTACTTGCACCGAAACGTGCAAGGAAATCATTTACTGTGCTTTTTCTTGTCGGGCTACCTAAAACAATTGCTGCAATATTGCGAGAAGACATACCCTCTGCACTCATACTAAGGATATCTGCTTTCTGCTCTTCTGTTAATCTGCTCACTCTGCCTCCTGTTGTGAGATGTATGACTGAAGCATACTCTCAAATGTTGTATCGTCATTATCCCAGCGTTTCATGTATACCAACTGGAAAATTGTTTCTATCCATTCATCTGTTGTCATATGGACTTCTTCTCCATCCCAAGAAGTAAAATTAACACCATCTGGGAACCACGAGTAGTAAGTATCTTTAACTGTTTGGAAAAGCTCTGCTTGAGTTTTACAAGCTGAAAGAAGATTAAAACAAGTAATATCTCCAAACTTAATATCAAAATCTTGATAAGGTCGGATACTATCTGTTTTATCTCCCATTAGCATCTGATAGGCTAACCAATAACTTCCCCAACCTTTAACTTCTTTCTTTTTACCTTTATCTACGATCCATATGTCGCCAATAGACTCGTCAATAAGAATTATATCTGGATTTTTAAATACTCCATCCTCTTTGTAGAAATTAAAAAGGATACTAGGAGTATGTAAACTATCTTTATCTATAGACACTACAATATAAGAAAATTTACCCGTCCTTTTATAATCTTTATAACCTTGGAAACCATACTTCTCTAACTCATCGTCAGCCTCTATTACAGTAACAACATCACCATTGTGGAACTCCACAAGATAATCTTTGGTTTCTGAAAGCTGAAGTGGTTTGATATCTAATCGTTCAGACTTATATTCTACAGGCATTTTGAAGGCGTGTCTGAAAGTTTTTCCTACGCCAATAACTCCGCAATATTTTTCTAAACGTAGATGTTTTAGAATACCTAAGACTTTTGTTTTAGCTGCTTGGAAGGTGTGTCCGATATCTTCTGGCGGGTATTGCTTATCAATAATTTCGAACTCTTCCTTTGTGAAGGGACGTTTGTTTTTGGAGGCTCTTTCTGCATTTGTATCTCCTAGCCAACCTCCAATTTTAGTCTTACTTTTACCCCAAAACTCTGTCTTATTTTTAAATTCCTTTTGAGCACCTGAAGGGATGTGCTTCGCAATGATTGTTCTTTTCTCTAATGCAGACGCTGCTTGGAAAGCAATCTGATCATAATCAATTGCAGCTATTGTCTCTTCGTTGACATATAAATGAAGATCTTCAGGTTTAATTAAAATATAACCGCTAATATTTCCCCCTAATTATTCATCGTCATCCTCTGTTGAGAATGTTTTAGTATACGGACATTGACGACTTTTCGGGATTGCTATAACTTCATCTTGGTTAGCGTTAGAATAGTAGCAATATTTTGTGTTGCCATTAACTTCAGAATCAGACAAGATTAAAGTAATTTGACCTGCTGCTACTGTGAAACTAAAAGCTAAAAGAACGACTGTCAGAATCTTTTTCATAACGCCTCCTAAAAAGCCTACCTCATTAAGTAGGTAGGCATAATATCATAACTAATCCCGCAAGTCAAGAACTTATTTAAGGATTGTTGCTTTGGTTAAATCTTCCATCAGACCTCGAATCTCATTGAAGCACAGAAGGACTGAAGCTTCAATACT